TGGATATTGGGGTTAGAGATCAAACCTCTATCATCTTCTTTCAAACCATCGGTCAAACACTTCGCATCATCGACTGCTACGAGAACAGCAAGCAAGGTATCGAGCACTATGCCGAGGTGCTTGCTAACAAACCCTATCTTTATGGAACTCACATCGGACCGCATGATATTCGTGTGAAGGAGTGGGGGTCTGGAATCACCAGGTTTGAGAAAGCGCGTCAGCTAGGTATTCAATTTACAGTTGCTCCCAATTATGAGATTCCGGACGGGATAGAAGCTTGCCGTTCTCTTTTCTCAAAAGTATGGATGGACGCTGAGAAGTGCTCCGATTTGATTAAGGCACTAGAAAACTATAGGCAAGAATATGACTCCAAGAAAAAGGTTTATCTTCCTCGTCCTCTTCACGATTGGAGCTCTCATTATGCTGACGCTTTTAGGTACCTTGCGGTTTCACTTTCTAAAACAAGAGATACTCTTACCGCCGATGAACTGGAAGCCAAATATCAGGAAGCACATTACGGGACTGAACAGAAGCTCCCCAATTTCTTTAAAGATGATAACAGTTTAGGTGTATATTAATTATGTTATTATCTCAGGTGAAAGAAGATAAAATAATTAAAGAGGTTCTTGTTACAAAAGAAACTACGGATAGATTCTGGGACAAGACCCTAAGACTTTATATCGAAGGAAAAGTTGAGGAAGAGATGTTGGTAAGCGCTATGGAAATATCTAACAAAGTTGACAAAGAAATAATTGAAAAGTATGGAATGGAGATATTTCTTTCTGCATACCGGAAAGAGCAAGGAGTGGCCTCTTAATGACATTATTCCCACAACTAGACAGTGATTTTTACTCCTATCAGACTGAACATGATAAAGATGTGAAGGTTATGATGGAGCAGGCCTATGCTAATAGTATAACGATAAATCAATCTTTTTGGTCTGAAGCCGATATTGATTCTCGTTTCAAAGCAGGAGATCAGACTCTCTGGAATGATATCTATGGTAACCTTCCGGCCTTTCGTCGTAGAGTTTTCAATTTCAATCGCATTCGACGTGTCTGTAATATGATTACCGGCTATCAGCGTCGCAATCGTAAGAGCTCAATCGCCGTTCCCATAGAAAATTCGGATGAAACCACCGCAGACCAATTCTCCAAGATTATGCTCTGGGCGATGAACAAAGACAATACTCTTGAGACCATCTCTCAAGCCTTCGATGGCGCGGTTACCACTGGAATGAACCTCCTTTCCGTCTGGATGGATTATCGGGAGGACCCTATTAATGGAGATATCTGTGTTGATAATGTTTCTTATAATGGCTATCTTATTGATCCTTTCTTTAAGAAGCACGATCTAAGTGATTGCAACTATGTTTGGACACGCAAATGGCTGACTAAGACTCAGATAAAAGCTCTTCTTCCCGACAGAAAAGCTGATATCGATAAACTTTATGCTCGAGGAAATCGTGACGGAAAGTTCCAGTTTATGCCGGAAGCCTACAACTACGGAATGAAGGATCTCCTTACCTACGATGAATATTGGTATAGAGATTATAGAACCCAGAAGCTTCTCGTCGATGTGAAGACTGGAGAGACTATGGAGTGGAGAGGAAAGGATGATGATCTAGATATTTTTCTTTCCCGTTTCCCTGAGATAACAGTCATTGATAATGAAATCCAAACTACCAAATTAGCGATCGTTGTTCAAGGGGTGGTAATGTACCACGGTCCCAATCCTATGGGCATCGATCCCTATCCCTTCGTACCGGTCCTGGGTTATTATGACCCGCAGATCCCTTACTTTCCCTGGAGGATCCAAGGAGTGGTGCGAGGGCTCAGAGACTCCCAGTATCTATACAACCGCCGAAAAGTTATAGAGCTGGATATTTTAGAGTCTCAAATAAACTCTGGATGGAAGTACAAAGCAGATTCTTTGGTTAATCCTAAAGATGTTTTCCTCCAGGGGCAAGGACGAGGCCTCGCTCTTAAACAAGACGCTCAAATGACTGATGTTGAGCAGATACAACCCCCCAGCATTCCTCCTTCCATGATCGAGCTCTCTAAGATCCTGGGAGAGGAAATCCAGCAAATATCGGGGGTGAATGAAGAACTCCTTGGTTCTGCTCAAGACGATAAAGCAGGAGTCTTATCTATGCTCCGTCAGGGGGCTGGCCTCACCACCTTGCAGACATTGTTTGATCAGCTAGACTATTCTCAAAAGACATTGGGAAGACTCTTTTTGCAGCTTATTCAAACTAACTTTTCTCCTGGGAAAATCAAAAGAATTATTGCGGAAGACCCTTCACCTCAGTTCTACTCCAAAGCTTTTGGAAAGTATGATGTAAGTATTGAGGAAGGAACAAATACTGCCACTCAAAAACAGATGATGTTCCAACAACTTGTGGCTCTTAAAGAGCTTGGTCTTCCCATACCAAATGACATCCTGATTGAATCATCAACGCTTCAAAATAAAAAGGAGCTCGTGGAAGCGATAGAACAACAGGAAAGTCAACAGCAGCAATTGCAACAAGTGCAAATGCAAGCTGCCTTAGCGGAACAAGATGCTAAGACTAAAGACCTCGAAGCACGAGCAGAGGCAAATGCGGGGCTTGGTTTGGAAAGAGCCGCGCGAGTACAAGAAAACCGTGCACTTGCTATTGAAAGGCTATCTGAAGCCGAACGCAATAGAGATGCTGGAACTTTGGACATGGTAAAAGCCATGAAAGAACTCGAAGGAATGGATATTGCTCAAATAGAAAAGCTATTGCAGCTTTCTCAATATCTTAAAGCTCAAGAGTCGGCTGAAGAAATCCAAGAACAAGAGCAGGTTAAAACCCCAAACGTAGAAGAATTGGCCGTAATGGCCCAAGGAGAAAAAAATGGTTAAAAAATACCATCAAACAAAAAAAGACCGACACGACGAAAGTGTAGGCATGAAACGTTATGAAAGACGTCATAAAGACGGAATGGATGACGGCTATATGGGAATGATCTCTGAAGATCACTCTGCGCCAGCCAACCTTCCTCAACACGTAGTGCATAAGTATTATCCTAAAGATGATATGTGTGATACTCATTATTTGGATGACACTCTACGTGGAATTGATGAGAACATTGATGACAGCGTTCGAAAAATCGAAAGCCACCAATCGGATAGCATGTATTAATCATGGCTATGCCGAGACCATCAGGAAAAGCTCAACGGATTGCTGAAGAAACGATCCCCGGTTTAAATCAAAATAACCGTGGGAAAGATCGGAAGCGCCCTAAAAAAGTTCCCAACGATGAAGTTGAGCTTAAAATTGTTAGCATTAATGAAAATAGAGGAAGACTTCCCAATGAAAAGAAAAAAACAAGGCTATAACGATCGCCTTGATGAATCTCTTGGAGCTAGACGAGGAGCTGAATCTCACTTCCGTCAAACTCTTAAAGACCGTCGAGACGAATCGAAAGGTATGGCAAAGCGCGAAAGTGGACATGCGTATTCCGGAGACCATGAAATGGATGAACATGACAAAAGTCGTCTTCACCATCACATGCAATCGGCTCACCATAAATTTATGGCGCAGCTCCACCGACGTAAAATGCATAAAAAGAAATAACTTTTGTGCTCTGTTTGCAGGCTAGGGGGCAATCGGAAGAAAGCTCTCTAGTTTATGGATGAATGTAGCCTCTATGAATGGCTTTATGACATGTAGGACATACAGCAAGTAAATTTTTATGAGAATTATTTTTACGGTTTTTATCCAAATGATGAACTTCAATAATTTGAGGAACCTTATTGTAGCCGCATATTTCACATTTTCTTTCTTTTATTTCAAATACTTTTTTTCTATAAGATTTTATTCCTCCATTCCAATTACTACACTTCTTCCCAGTGGCATGTCTTTTTTCAAAAACTCCTTTTTTAATGGCCCATTTTCTTACTGTTTCTTCACTCGCGGTCACCAGCGTAGAAATTTTATGGACACTATAACCTTTTGTCCAAAGATTAAGAAACTCCTGAGTATCATATTTTTTGGGACGATTCCAGGAACAAGATTTAGAGCAAAACTTTCCCCTTCCCATAGAGATTCTTCCTTTAGATATTTTAAAGAATTCGTTACAGGTTTGGCATTTTACTTGTACCAATGCATGTGCCGACCGTACTTTCCCATAACATATTTTAGAGCATGTAAGCTGACCAATATTATAGGTTTCAAAACACTTACCACACACACCACAATTATAAG